GCGCAATGCGGCATGAATCGTCTCGCCGTCGGTTTCGCGGGTGAAGGTGGTTTCGAGATGGCGAATGTCGATCAGGGACTGGCCGGTGACGGAGAGTTCGGCGCCGTCGAGCGCGTCGCGCACCGTGTCGGCGACGAGTTTGGCTTCCTTGTGGCCGTCGGCGCGGGACCAGATGTGGATCACAACCGCATGTTCGCTGCCGTCTTCCGTCGCGGTGCTCCAGTCGCTCTCCGTGTCGTCGCCGATAACGATGTAGGGGAACGCGGTGCCGCGCGGCGGCGTGTCGAAGACGCGTGGCGGATCGTCCACCAAATCCTTGATGTCCTCGCTCGCGCACAAAGTGGCGAAGATCGCCTGTTGCAGGGCCCAGCTCGCGTTCATGGCAGTTCCTCACAAAGCAAAGTCATCAACGGAGCCGTTGGCCCTTGATCGAAGACGGTGTGGATGCGGAACAGGCGCGATCCCACCTGTGTGCGCTGACCGGCGGCGATGTCGTTGCGGCGCCGCAGCGTGAGGCGATGGCGCACCCGTGCCTCCAGCCTGTCCGGCCCGAACGCATCGCTGCCGCCGAGCGGCTCGACCGCGACCCAGACGGTGGCGAAGGCTTCCCAATTGTCCGAGAACCCTCCGCCGCCATCGGGCGTGAGCGTGTTCGCGAGCAACATGGCCCGTTGATTGAGATTTCCGATCATAAGATTTTTCTCACGCGGAGCCGCGGAGTACGCGGAGAAGAGGAGGAATCGCCCTCCGCGTCTCCGCGCCTCCGCGTGAACCTTTAGAGATTGAAAATTCTGTACGGCGCCAGCAGTGCCTGCGCCGTCAGCGGCACGTCTTCCGGCCCATCGCCGCGGTGGACATAGAGCTCGGCCACGATTTCCAGGATCGCTTCGCGCAGCGGTGCGGGGACGTCGTCCGCCGCGCCGCCGTAACCGGCATCGAAGGCGATCGCGATAGCGTTGATCGTGCGCAATCCGACCGGCGGGATGCAGCCGAACGCGAGGCGCGCGGGCTGCGATGCGGCGTCGACGGTGTAGAGGTCCGGGTCGAGCACATTGGGCGTGCCGTCGGGCGCGAAAGTCGTGACCGCGGCGATCGCCTGCAGCGGCGGCAGCGGGATTTCCACGCACTGCGCCCAGCCATCGCGCCACAGGATCCAGCTCTGCGTGACGAAGGCGCGGCCGGTGTGCCATTCCGCGCGGGCGCGGGCGGCGGCGATGAGGCGCACGATCAGCGCATCGTCATCAGCGGTGTCGACCTTGAGATGTGCTTTCGCTTCCTCGAGCGTGACGGGTTCGAGGGACGGCGGGGTGATGAGTTGAAGAGACATAATAACCTCGTCATGGCCGGGCAGCGCAGCGAAGCGGAGCGCGACCCGGCCATCCATGGACGATTCACTTGCGCTCGCGCCGATACGCTGTCGCTATCGGCCGAGCGCGCTGGGTGGCCGGGTCAAGCCCGGCCATGACGGTTTGGCGTGTTAGCTGGCCGCGAACTTCATCAGCTTGATGGCTTCGAAGTTCTGGACGCCGCCGCCGACGCGTTTGGTGGTGTAGAACAACACATACGGCTTCGCGCTGTACGGATCGCGCAGCACGCGGATGCCGATGCGGTCCACGACCAGGTAGCCGCGCGCGAAATCGCCGAACGCAATCGACAGCGAATTCGACGCGATGTCGGGCATGTCCTCGACCTCCGTCACCGGATAGCCGAACAGCGTCGGCGATTGCTCCGCGGAGAGGCCCGGCTGCCAGATGTAGTTGCCGGTCGTGTCCTTGAACTTGCGCACCGTGCTTTCGGTCTTGCGGTTCATCACCCAGCGCCCATTGGCGCGATAGCCCTGCTTCGGCGCATAGGCGAGATTGATCAGCGCATCGGCCGGATTGCTTGAGGCGAACGCGCCATCCGCGCCACTCGCGATATAGCCGAGATTGCCCCAGCTCCATGATGCGTCAGCGACCGCGGTGTAATGCAGGAAACCGGTCGGCTTGCTGGAACCGTCACCGCTGACGAACGCGGCACCTTCCTGTTCGGCGAAGACGATCTGCACCTCGTCGGCCAGCCATTGCTCGATATCGACCTGGCTGTCGTCGAGCAGCGTCTGCGTCGCCGCCGGCATCGCGTACAATTCCATCGCCGGGAAATCGAGCGCGGCCAGGGTCGGCGTGCCCGTCTGCGAGATCGAGCCGGTCTCCGCCGTCCATCCGCTCGCCGCACCCGAGGTCGTGAACGGTTTGCGATAGGTGTTCGATCCGATCTGGCGCACCGTGGCGATGGAGCGGATCGGCGAGGCCTTGGCGAGCACGCGGTCGATGGTGCTCTCGATCTCCAGCGGCACGGTGTAGCCGCCATCGGGGTTCGATCCCACCGACAGCGCCTTAAGCTCCAGCGCGTCGAGCCCGCCGGCGTCGCCCTTGCGGACATAACGGTCGAAGGCCTGTTTGCGCTCGCGCGTCTGATACGGCGCAGCCTTGCGCTCGCCGCCGATCATCGGCCGCGCGGATTGCAGGGTAAGTTCGTCGAGCGCACGCTTCTGCTCGTCCAGCGCACGGTTGATGCGATCGACCTTCTCCTCGGTGACGACATCGGAAGAGCGCTTTTCCATCTGCGCCAGGCGTTCGTCATTGGCCTGCTTGAAGGCGTCGAACTCGCGCAGGAATTCGTCGAAAGCCGTCCTGATCTCGCGGTTGCCCGCCGCGTCGATGGTCTTGGTTTCCAGTTCCATTCTTTCTTCTCCTGTTGAAACAAAAAAAGTGATTGTCATCCCCGGCCGAGCGTTGCGACAGCAACGCGAGGGGAAGGGGACCCAGGTGGATTGATTGAGCGTGACCTCACCGCCTGGGTCCCCTTCCCTCGCGCTCCTTCGGAGCGCTCGCCGGGGATGACAGGTTGATGTTGTGTTTGAGAGAGAGCGTTGCCTTCTCGATGCTGTCGGTCAGATCACTCTTCTCTCCAATCGCCGTGACGCCGCTGCCCGTGAGCAGGGGGAAGGTCACGACCGAGATTTCCCAGAGCTCGACTTCGAGCAGCGCGCGATATCCTGTCTTGGCATCGCGCCTGGCACGCACGGTGCGAAAGCCGATGGAGAGCCCGTCGAGCGCACCGTCGGCGATCAGCGCGCGCACATCGCGCACCCGCGGCACGTCGAGCGTCAGCCGCCCGCGCACATAGAGGCCGCGCGGATCCTCGCGGATCGTTTCCCACACACCCAGCGGCTCATGCGCGGAATGCTGATAGAGCATGCGCACCTGGCCCGGCGGCCGCCTGCGCAACGATGCCGCGAACGCGCCGGGGGCGACGACATCGCCGGCGCCGTCGGGCTTCCCGAACAGCGAGGCATAGCCCTCGAACTCGTCGCGGCCGAGATTTGTGAGACGCGCAGGCGCGCTCGCATGCGCAAGGCGCCGCCTCGCATAGGTGATCGTGGTCATGTTGCTTTCTTTTTCGATGTGCGCAGCGAAGCGAGCACGTCGTGTGAGAATTTTTCACGCGGAGGCGCGGAGGACGCGGGGGGGCTCCGCGACTCCGCGTCTCCGCGTGAAATTTTTCTTATGGCGTCGAAGGGACCCGCTGCACCCGGTCCAGCTTCGCGTCGATGCGGTCGAGGGTCCTGGTCATTGCGCGCACCTGTTCCTCCAGCACCGCGACTCTTTCGATCGCGTACTGGTCGCCGGCGAGCGTGCGTTCGAGCACGGTGATGCGCTCCGCCGCCTGCCCCGCCCAGAACAGCGCGCCCGCCGTCTGCAACAAAAAAGCCGCCACAAGGGCGGCCGGGAGTTTGCGGTCCAGCATCGGCTGGATGTGTTCGGTCAGGGTCATGCGATGATATCCAATACGAAATAGAGCGTCACCGCCGCGAGCGCGAGGATGAACGCGGTCATGCCCGCGACGTGATAGATCGCCCAGAACCAATACGCCGCCGGGCTTTCGGCGCGGGTCCAGCGCCCGAACATCGTCACGACGGCGCTGCGCGTGAGCGCGTGCACAAACCACGCGCCGAGCGTCAGCGTCACGCCGG